AAGATTTAGATTTGGCTCAACGTATGATTAAAGCTGGTTCAAGCGATAGAAAATTTCTTCGTCAGATTTTTGTATCTGTTGATATAACCGCCCCGCTATATTGGTGGAAATAGTTCGATACTTACAAAGTATCTACGGTTGCTAATTCAACATCAACAATGCATAAATTAGCATCTACTCCTATTACAAAAGAATGTTTTGAAATGGGAGATTTTAATTCAGATATAATTGTTTTTAACGGTGAACCTTATACTATTGATGATACAATGGAAGATTGCGTAGAGAATATTATTGATATATGTGAAACTCTTCGCAAACGTTATCTTGAAACAAAAGATAAAAGATATTGGAAAGAACTTATTCGTTGGCTTCCTAATGGATGGTTACAAACTAGAACCTGGACAGGGAACTATGAAACTTTACGAAATATGTATGGACAACGTAAAAATCATAAACTTACTGAATGGAGTCAAGATTTTTGTAATTGGGTAAAGACTTTACCTTATGCCGAGGAATTAATTTTGTTTAATCAGTAAATTTGATTTTTATAAAAATTTATTATATAATATTAATATAAAGTAAAAAAGAAAACATAAATGTGAAAAAATAATTAGGAGAAAAATATGAGAAAAAATATTAATGCTTAGAAAATTGAAGGTAGACTCTATGACCACAAACTTGAAATGAAGAAAGTAACTAATAAAAATTCAGCTTTTTATGGTCTTGATTTTATTTCAGGAGAAATCTTTATTGCGACGGATGAAGAAGGATTGAATGTAATTCCTGTGCATTATACTTTCGTAAAAGAATTTACAAAGTCGAACACAGTTAATAGTACATTTGTTAATTTAAAACAAATCCTTGAAGGGGGAAAAACATGGGTTAATGTAGGAAAGGATGCCGCCCAGAAGTTGAGAGTAGAGCCTTCTCTTGCTCTTAATGATTTCTTCCCACAGGGTGGAGACCAGCTTGTAACACGACAAAGAAGTGAAGGTGGTTTTGTTACTTTTATTTCTGATTTGAATCCTATTGAAAATGCCAGAAATAAATTTACTTTCGACACAATTATTTACGATGCTACTTTAATTCCCGCAGACCCCGACCATAACATTCCAGAAGATTTCGTTAGAATTAAAGCATATGTATTTGATTTTAAAAATGCAATCTTGCCTGTTGTTTTAATTGCGAAAGATTCTAAAGCACCTGGTTCTGTAAATTATTTTATTGGTCTTAATGCTTCTGCTAATAATCCTGTTTATACAAAGGTTATGGGAGAAATTATTAATACAACAATTAAGATTGATAAAGTAATGGAAAATGCTTTTGGTGGCACAATAGTTGATTCTTCAACTCGCCAAGAGAGAGAATGGGTTATTACATGGGCACAGCCTCAGCCTTATGTTTTTGATATTGCAGAAACAATCACAAAAGATGAATTAAATAAGGCTCTTACTGATAGAAATATTCATTTGGAAGAAGTTAAGGCTAACGCAAAAGCATATTATGCACAGAGAAATGCTGGGGCGGCAGCTCCTACTCCTCAGGCAATGCCTACACCTAATACAATGGGAAATATCCCTCAAGGAACTTTTAATTTTGGCGGTATGCCTAACTGGTAATAAAAATGATAACATAGGGAAGATACCTTCCCTATGTTATTTGTGTTTACTGTGAGTATGAAATAAGAAAATAGTAAAGGAGAAAACATGATTGATTTAACAAAACTTCAACCACATAAAGTCAGTAGAGATTTAAGTGGTTATATTACTTATATATACGGCCCTGGTAAAATTGGTAAAACAACATTTGGAAGTCAAATGCCAGGTGCTCTTATTTTAGCTTTCTAGAAAGGTTATAATGCCTTACCAAATGTATATGCACAGGACGTTACAACCTGGGCAGATATGAAAATAATTCTACGAGATTTAAAAAAGCCAGAAGTAAAAGATTTATTCCATTCTATTATTGTAGATACAATTGACATAGCAGCTGCCGCATGTTAGAAATATATTATTTCACAAGCAGGAGTTGATACACTTAATCAAATTCCTTATGGTCAAGGATGGTCAAGAGTAAAACGATAGTTAGAAGATACCTTCAGAGAAGTAACTCAAATGGGATATGCTGTACTTTTTATCTCTCACGATAAAGATAAAACTTTTAAAAGACAAGACGGAACAGAATATAATCAAATTGTTCCTACCCTTGGTAATAGTTATAATTTAATTATTAAGGATATGGTTGATATTTATGGCTATGCACATCTTACAATTAGAGATGGTGAGCCTAGAAGAGTTCTAACTTTACGTTCTCTTGACGGTACAATTGATTGTGGATCTCGTTTTAAATATATGTAGTCAGAAGTTAATTTTTCTTATGATGCTCTTGTTGATGGTTTAAATAAAGCAATAGATGAAGAAGCTAAATACACTGGGAAAGAATTTGTTACTAATGAAAGAAATGTTAGTATTTATTCTACAGAAGTTAACTTTGACGATCTTTATGCACAATGTCGTGACCTTTTATCATCTCTATCAAAAGAAGAAGAAATACATTATGCACCTTATATTACTGAAATTACCGACAAATATTTAGGTAAAGGTAAAAAGATTGCTAATATTACAAGAGACCAAACAGAACAGTTATCTTTAATCGTTTTTGATTTAAAAGAATTATTTAAAGATAGACAATAATTAAAAACAAGGTAGCGATATAAATCACTACCTTGTTTTTTTATAAAAAAAATGATATAATAAAAATAAAATGAGGAAATAAAATGGCTGTACATATGGTAAAATGTCTTTATTGCGGAAAGTCCTTTGACCGAGATAAAGAACCTTTTGTTAAAGTAGGAGCACGAAGATATGCTCATAAAGAGTGTGCAGAGTCTCAAGACGATAGCGTTAAACAAGAGGAAATTGATAAAGAGAATTTTTTTAAATGTGTAAAAAGTATATACGGGCCAGGTTATAATTATGTAATGATTAATAAACAAGCCTTAAATTTTATAAAACAATACGGTTATACTTGGAGTGGTATGACAGGATGTTTACATTGGTTTTATAATATTAATCATGGTAATTTAGAGGAAGGCCATGGCGGAATTGGTATTATTCCTTATATTTACGAAGATGTAAAGAAATATTATCAACAATTATATATAACGCAATATCAAAATAGTAACAAGCAAATGCGGCAGCAGGTTGTTGAGTTTAATATTGTACCTCCTCAGCCCAAAAGACCTGCGCCCCGCCTTTTAGATTTAGGAGATGAATAATGGTAAAACTTTATTTTTCTGATAGATATGAAAATGATACTTTAATTACTACTTGTGAAGAAACTCGTGTTATAAAGAATATTAATAATTTTATCAATAAGTGTAATGAAAATAAGCCTCATAAATTCATTATACATAATATTAGAACATGGAAAGATGAATCTAATAATAAAAAAACTTGGTATGATGTAGGCTCACATAGTGAATTTTTCTATACAGTTGAGGTAACAAATGAGTAAAGTTAGATACACTGATACATCAGCAATTATTCAAGTTATAGGTAGTGTATATCAAAATCCCGATATACTAGATAATGAACAATACACTTTTACTCTTGAAGATTTTATCGAAGAATTTCATCAAGTTATTTTTGGTAGTATTTATAATTTACATCAGCTTGGAGTAAAACAAGTAACTTCCGCCAATATAGAAGATTATCTTGAATCAAGACCAAAAAAGTTAGCTGTATATAAAGCCAATCGTGGGTCAGAATATCTTGAAAAGATAAGTGAAAATTCACAAGTTGCCGCATTTAATTATTATTACCATCGTTTAAAAAAGATGACTCTACTTAGATTGTATAATGAAGAAGTAGGTATGGACTTATCTTGGTTATATGATTTAAACAATATTTTTGACCAAAAGAAAAAACAAGCACAGGAAGATTGGTTAGATAATCACACTGAACAAGAAATTATTGATTTAATTGATGAAAGAATTGATAATATTAAACAAAAACATTCTGGCGGAGCGGCGGACGGTATAATTCAAGCCGGTAAAGGTGGCCGCCAGTTATTTGAACA